CGCTGAGGCGGTGCGGTTTCTAGTGGTGAACTTCCCGCAGCTTGAAAAGCACATGGCGGATCAGCACTACCGCGTCAGTGTGGGGAAATATGCACTAACCATGGATGAGCTGCATGATCCAGCGGGGCAGCAAGAGATCAAGATCGTGCCGGTGCTAGTGGGTGCTGGTGGCAATGTGGGGCGTATTTTGATTGGGGCTGCATTGATTGCCGGTGCATTTTTCACTGGCGGTGCAACTATCGGATTGCTTGGTCTTGCTGCGCCTGTCGCAGTCAGCACTGTTCTGGCTGGTATTGGCGTGAGCCTTGTGCTCGGCGGCGTCGCTGGACTGCTCACTCCCACACCAAAGATCAACCAACCCGGCACGCCACAAGACAACAACGATCCCCGCAAAAGCTACAGCTTCAGCGGCATCCAAAACACCAGCAGGCAAGGCACACCCGTGCCAATCGTCTATGGCGAGACCTTGGTTGGCTCTGTCACCATCTCGGCCGGTATTGACACCGTAGAGGTGTACGGCTGATGGCACGCATCTATGGCGCTGGTGGTGGCGGTGGCAAAGGTCTTGGTGGTGCAGTTCTGCGGTCCGCGCCGCGTACGCCTACAACTGAAACCGACAGCCTTAATTCCAAGCAATATGCGCAAGTCCTCGATCTGATCAGCGAGGGCGAGATTGAAGGACTGAAGAACGGCTATCAATCCATCTTCATTGATAACACACCGCTGCAAAATGCAGACGGTACATACAACTTCCAGAACGTCTCCATTGCCACGCGCAATGGCACGCAGAATCAGTCCTATATCCCTGGCACGTCTGACGTAGAGGAAGAAAAGGCAGTAGGCGTTGAGGTGCAATACGCATCGCCTGTTGTTCGATCTATCACGGACACCAGCGTTAATGCTGCACGCATCACGATCACAGTGCCGCAACTGCAAACGTTCACCAACGAAGGCGATGTGCTTGGCTCGCAAGTAGGCCTGCGCATTTACGTGCAATACAACGGCGGCGGCTACAACTTGGCTGTTACCGACACCATCAGCGGACGCACTGGTGATGCTTATCAGCGCGATTACTTGATCAACCTTGCCAGCGTCTACCCAATCGACATCAAGGTTGAACGCGACCGGCCAGATAGCACTGACCCCAAAGTAGTCAACGCCTTCAACTGGACAAGCTATACCGAGATCATCTACGCCAAACTGCGCTACCCAAATAGTGCATTGGCGTGGTTGCGTGTTGATGCCGAGCAGTTCAACCGCATCCCATCACGGTCCTATCTGATTCGTGGCATCAAGGTACAAATTCCAAGCAATGCCACCGTTGATAGCGTCACCGGCAGGCTGATTTACGCCGGCATCTGGAACGGCACATTCGGCGCAGCGCAATGGTGCAGCGATCCAGCGTGGATCCTGTGGGATTTGCTCACATCAACGCGCTATGGCTTTGGTGATCACATTGAAGCCGCGCAGCTTGATAAGTTCGCTTTCTACGCCGCCAGTCAGTATTGCTCCGAACTGGTGCCCGATGGCTTCGGCGGACAAGAGCCGCGCTTCTCTTGCAATGTCAACATCCAAACCGCAGAAGATGCGTACAAGCTGATCAACGACATGTGCTCAGTAATGCGGGTGATGCCGTACTGGAGCACTGGAGCACTCACGATCAGCCAAGACAAGCCCGCTGATACCGCCTATCTGTTCACGCTGGCAAATGTCACAGAAGAAGGTTTCAGCTATCAAGGCGGCAGCCGCAAGACCCGCCCCACGGTTTGCGTTGTTAGCTACCTCAATCTCAACAGCCGCGACATTGCCTACGAAGTCGTAGAAGACGCAGAAGCCATCCAGAAATACGGCGTCGTCAAAACTGAAATCAGCGCCTTCGCTTGCACCAGTCGTGGACAGGCGTATCGCATCGGTGAATGGCTGTTGTACTCGGAGCGCTACGAGAGCGAAATCATCAGCTTCACTGCCTCGATTGATGCTGGCGTGCTGGTACGCCCTGGGCAAATCATCGAGGTGGCCGATCCTGTGCGGACTGGCGCACGTCGCGGCGGTCGCATCTCTGCTGCAACGACCACGGCCATCACGGTGGATGATGCCACTGGACTAACAGCAGCAGGCGCTGAGTTGTCGGTCATCATGCCCGATGGCAGCGTTCAGACTCGCGCCATCGCAACTATTGCCGGTGATGTAATCACGGTATCATCGGCTTTTTCAGCCGCGCCCAATGTCAACAGCGTCTGGATCTACCAGACCAGCAACATCCAAACATCAACGTGGCGCGTGCTCACCGTTCAAGAGCAAGACGGCAGCAACTACGCCATCAGCGCCATTGCCTATAACGCCAGCAAGTATGACTACATCGAGCGTGGTACGGCGCTAGAACAGCGCGACATTACTGACCTCAACAAACCAGCCAGTGCTCCACGTGCGCCGACCTCCCAAGAGGTGTTGTACGAGGAAGCGGGACAAGTGCTGTCCAAACTCATCATCAACTGGCTCGCATCCATTGATGAAGACGGGCGCACCAATGCTGTGCAGTACCTGGTGCAATGGCGAAGAGTAGACGGCAACTGGGCGCAGAGTTATGTCACCACCCAGGAATACGTCATCTATGACACCACACCTGGCGACTACGAAGTATTGATCTATGGCGTTAATGCTGGATTGCGGTCATCAGCGCAACCAGCACGTCTGGATGTATCAGCACGCGGCAAGTTAGCCGAGCCGGCCAACGTACAGAATCTGACGATTGAGCAGATCAGCGCCAACTCTGCACGTTTGCGTTGGGATGCTTCGACTGATCTTGACGTGAAGATCGGCGGTCGCGTTCACATCCGCCACACCAGCATCACAGACGGCACTGGCACATGGACTAATTCGCAGGATCTCATCCCTGCAGTGCCTGGTTATAGCACTGAGGCGATCGTGCCAATGGTCGAGGGTGAATACCTCGTCAAGTTTGAAGACAGCAGCGGTAAGCAAAGCATCGCTGAAGCCAGCGTTGTTGTTGACCTGCCCGATCCACTTAGTGCCTTCTTGGTGCTGGACAAACGCGAAGACACAACGGATCCGCCATTCCAAGGCGAGTTCACAAATTTGTTTTACAGCGCTGAGTACGACGCCATTACGCTCGGCGGCTCAGCACTGTTTGACACCATCGCAGACTTTGATCTGCTGCTGGATCTCGACTATTACGGCGACATTGCGGAGACAGGTACATACGTGTTCAATGAAGTGCTAGATCTAGGCGCTAAGTATTCGCTAGATCTACGACGTCATCTTGTTGCTGGTGGTTTCTACCCATCTGATCTGATCGACGAACGCACAGACTTAATTGATACATGGGTTGACTTTGAAGGTGCAGTGGCTGATCAAGTCAATTCCAAGGTCTGCGTGCGTACCACTGACGACAATCCTGCCGGATCGCCAACGTGGAGCGACTACCAAGAGTTTGGCAACGGCACCTTCACCGCACGAGCCTTCCAGTTCAAGCTGGATGCCTCAGCCTTTACGTTGTCGCAGGCGTTTGCCTGTTATGAGCTGGGCTACAAGGCATCGTTCCAGCGCCGCATTGAAAACTCGGCTGTAGCCGTGCAAAGCGGCGCCGGCACCAAGAGCGTCACGTTTGCCAATCCGTTCTGGACTGGTTCAGCCGTCTTGGGCGGCGTCAACAGCATTTTGCCGTCCATCGGTATCACCGCTCAGAATTTGCAATCCGGCGACTACTTCAATGTGACCAACGTCAGCAGCAGTGGCTTTGACGTGACCTTCCGCAATAGCAGCGGCACTGCAGTAGATCGCCTGTTTGCGTGGTCAGCGGTAGGATACGGTAAAGGCGCATAATCCATGGCCACGTACGACTGGACGGGCACGGACATAATCCCAAACGGCAGTGGTTCGGCTGTACGCGCTGACCTGAACGACGCACTGCTGGCACTGTTTTCGCAAAACAGCAGCGCCACTGCACCGCCTGAAACCGTCGCCTACATGACGTGGGCGGACACGGCAACTGGCCTCTACAAGATCCGCAACGCAGCTAACAGCGGCTGGATCACGCTGTATCAGCTCGATGGCGAGTGGACAACGATCGCACTGGAGAACGGCACCGCTGCTGCACCGTCGCTGTATTTCAAGGACAGCGGCACCGATACCGGTCTCTACAGCCCCGGCACCGATCAAGTAGCCATTGCCACCGCTGGCGTTCAGCGCGTCAACTTCAACGGTGCCACTGAGGTGGTATTCAACGATGGCGGCGCTGACGTTGACCTCAGAATTGAAGGCGACACCGAGCCGAACCTGTTCAAGATTGACGCTGGCACTGATCAGGTGCAGGTCAAGAACCTTAACGGTGGCCCACTTGCTGGTACGCGCAATCGCATCATCAACGGTGACTTTTCCGTTGCGCAACGTGGCACAAGCTTTGTAAGCGGTGCCAATAATGACGACGCCTATACGCTCGACCGCTGGTACATCCTTAGCGATGGCAACGACGCTATTGACGTAACGCAGGAAACATCAACAGTACCGACCAATCAGAAATACGCCATTGCGCTTGATGTCGAGACGGTAAACAAGAAGTTTGGCATCGCTCAAATTATTGAAAACGTCAACTGCGTTGGGCTAACCGGTGGCAATGTCACGCTAAGTTTTAAGGCGAAAGTTAGCTCTACCACCAAGCTGGACAACGTAAAGGCTGCAATTATTGCATGGTCTGGCACTGCTGATACAGTGACAAGCGACATCATTAGCGCATGGGGTGCGGAAGGCACCAATCCAACGCTGATTGCTAATGCCACCTACGAGAATACGCCTGCGAATTTAAGCGTCACAACAAGCTACGCCACTTATTCGCTGTCGGCAAACATTGATACAGCCAGCACTAGCAATATCATTGTGTTCATCTGGTCTGATGTGACGGACACCACGGCTGGCGATTTCTTGTATATCACTGATGTGCAACTCGAACCCGGCACCGTCGCCACCCCGTTTGAGCGCAGGGGCTACGGGCAGGAACTGGCGTTGTGTCAGAGGTATTATTACAGCAATCCAAGTGTGTATTTCCCCAACGGCCAGGCTTCTCCTGTTTATTACAAGGTAACAATGCGTTCTACGCCTACAAATACGACAACAGCTTCGGGAACCCTTAGTTTCACCAACCAAAGCGTAGATGGTTTTACGTGTACATCCACTGCTAATTCATCTGGTGTTTTGACTGCATCCGCTGAGCTGTAAACCATGACCTACCAACTCACCACCTCTGACTGCATCCTTCGTCTCGCGGACAACGCCTTCATCCCGCCCGACCCCGCCAACACCGACTACGCCGCCTACTTGGCGTGGCTTGATGAAGGTAACACGCCTGAGCCTGCTCCTGAACCCCCTGCCCCTCCAGTGCTCACCACTGAGCAGAAGCTGGAAGCTGCTGGCTTGACGGTTGCAGAATTGAAAGAGCTGTTTGGCCTGAGCTGATCATGGCAATTTCACCCGGCACCTACAACATCAGCCTGCAGCGCCGGGCGGATTACAGCATCACGCTGCAGTTCAAGGACAGCACCGATGCTGCCATCAACTTGACCGGCTGGACCGTTGCCGCTCAAGCTTGGAATCAAGGCCGCACCACCAAATACGGCGACTTCACCGTTACCTACACCAACCGCAGCACTGGAACAGTTGCCATTGCGCTAACTGATGACCAGACCGCAACGCTGCCCAATGAGGCGTATTACGACGTATTGCTGACTAATCCAAGCGGGTTGAAGGAGTACTACCTCGAAGGCATTATCTACGTCAGCGAGGGCTACACCGCATGACGACAGTCAATGTCAGTTCTGTAACTAACACGGTCACCGTCACCGAGAACGGCAGCAGCACTGTTGTCACCGTACCTGTCACCAGCACCGTTACTGCAGTCACGCAAGGTCCGCAAGGGCCATCGGGAGCTGCTGCCTTTGTGTATCAACAAGTTGCACCAGCAACAACATGGACAATTAACCACAATCTTGGCTATAAACCGTCTGTTGAATTACTTGACAGCGGCAGTCAAGAAATTGATGGTGATGTCGCACATCCAAGCGATAACCAGACCGTTGTTACACTGAATCCAGCATCCGCTGGCCTCGCTCGCCTGATCTGACATGGCTCGCAAGTTCTTTACCGACCTAGACCTGCAGAGCGTCTCAAAGGTCATCAATGTCCCGACGCCAACTGCATCGGGCGACGCCGTACCCAAGTCCTATGTGGACTCTGCGGTTGAAGGTCTGGCATGGAAGGACAGCGCTCGCGTTGGCACGCAAAGCAATATCAACCTGAGCAGCCCTGGCGCCACGATTGATGGCATCACCATGGCATCCCAAGATCGGGTGCTGGTGCGCAACCAATCCACGCAAAGCCAGAACGGCATTTATGTGTGGAATGGCGCTGCGGTCGCCATGACTCGCTCGCTTGATGCCAGCACCTTTGCTGAGCTTGAGCAGGCGATCATCACCGTCGAGGAAGGCACCGACGCTGGCACCACTTGGCGCCAGACGCAGGTCAACGGCACCATCGACAGCAGCAATGTCATCTGGACATCGTTTGCCGCTGCAGCACCTGCCGCTAGCGAGACGACTCCTGGTATTGCCGAGATCGCCACGCAGGCTGAAGTTGATGCTGGCACTGATGATCTGCGCATCGTCACGCCGCTGAAGCTGGCTACATGGTCCGGGCGGATCAAAAAGTACAGCGCCAATATCGGTGACGGCAGCGCCACCAGCTATACGATCACGCATAGCTTGAACACCCGCGACGTGATCATCCGCGTGTTCCCCAACTCCGGCAACTACGACGACGTTGAGGTGGATGTGTATCGCCCCACCACAACCACTGCAACGCTGGTGTTTGCAACAGCGCCTGGCGTTAATGCCTACCGCGTGGTGGTGATCGGCTGATGGCACGGGCTTTTGAAACCGACATAACGCTCAACGCGCAACGCGAGCTGCGGCTGGCTGATGCGGACTCGTCTGCTTATGTCGGCTTCAAGGCTCCTGCCACCATCACTACCAACCGCATCTGGACACTGCCGTCTGCTGATGGCACCAGCGGTCAAGTGCTGAGCACCAATGGATCTGGTGTGCTGTCGTGGGCAACAGCAGGTGGTGGCGGCGGGCTGACACATTTTGTCGAGAGCGAGGAAACTGCCAGCCCTAATGCCACAGT